AACATCCAGTTAATTATGAATCTCCAAGCCCCTACACGCCTTGTTCGTAGCACCCAGAAGTTTGGGGTCAGCATTTCCAATCTTCAGTATAACGCCACATCCAGTTCCGGCTCTTTCGCTAATTCCCGTGTAAATTGCCAGTTCCTAACGCCTTCTCTGGATGTGCCTCTGCCTCCCAAGTCAGTTGTGCCCTATATGGAGTTCCCCCGCTACATCACGGCATACCAAGGCGGTCCAATTCCCGCTGGTGCGACGGCTCAGATTCAGTCTCAGACAATCACACTTCCCCAGATTCCCGACCTTTTCATCATCTATGTCAAGCCCAATCCTACTACACTAACAAATACTCAGGGTGATTTCTATTTACCCGTTGCGACATCTGCTGACAATATCACTGCCCCTCTAACAATTAACTTTGACAACTTCTCCGGTCTGCTCTCATCTCAGACTGCCGAGCAGTTATACGCTATGTCAGTGAAAAACGGTCTGGATATGGACTGGAACACTTGGGTGGGTGAGGCTCACACTGGTGCGACTCTCCAGCAGGGCACACTTGGTGGCTCAAGCCAGACTTTTGGCGGTGGTGCTAATGGTCGTGTGCCAATGGTTGGTGGGCTTCTTGTTCTCAAGCCTTCTCAGGATATTACACTCCAAACAGGACAAGCCCCCTCCCTTGTAGGTAATTTCACTTTCCAGTTCAACCTTACGGTGAAGAACACCTCCGCTGTCGCCCAGTCTGGCGTTCAGTTATTCGTAATTACTGCCAACAGTGGCTTCTTTGAGTCCATCCGTGGCTCTTCCCGCATCATTAAGGGTGTTCTCTCCGAGCAGGACATCATCTCTGCTCCTCTTGCTCCTCAGGGCACAAGGGATATGCTCCAGCGTTATGTGGGAGGTAATGGTATGTTCGGCTCTCTTGCCAATGTTCTCTCCAAGGCAAAGGACATTTACAACCAGACAAAGCCCGTTGTATCTGCCGTCAGAGGTCTGCTTCCCGATTCTGGTATGATGGGGCAAGTGAAGGGTGCTCTTGGCTCAGTAGGCTACGGCACTGGTGCTGGAACTGGTGCTGGAACTGGTGCTGGAACTGGGGCTGGAACTGGGGCTGGTCGTCAGCGTCGTGGTCTATCCGCCCGGCTAATGTAAAATTTTCAATAGTAGTGCGTTTTTGCGAAAATAATCAATACGGCGAATTTTTTTCGGTGTATTAATTATAATAGAAGATGGCTGTCAATCTGGTTCTTGACAATGGCAACTTCCCACCTCTACTTGCGAATTCTCTTGTAGCCGCTGGATTAAGGGTTGGTTCTCTTGGTGTGTCTTCTGGTGGTGATATTAACGCTTCTGGTGTTATTACTGGCAATGAGGTGGTGGCGTTGAATACCCTCCAAGTCAGAGCCACTGCTCCCAACGGAGTGGTAGGACAGAACACTGCTTATAACTGGGACAATGCTGGTGTAAATGGTGGTGGTCTCGCCGAGAATCACCTTCAACTCTTTGGCTACTTTAATCCCGCAACCACGGTTCAGACTATCCAAGAGTTCGCAGATATTTATCCCGCTCCCGTTGGTGGCACTGCTCCCGCTCTTACTACGACTCCGTGCTTCCGCACTGCTATGTCTGTTCCTCAGAACTATGTCGCCCCTTGGGTAGGAACTACAACTGGCACTGGTGCTCCCCTTGTTGTAGCGACTGCTGGTATTCCTACTGGGGCACAGATTCGCTTCTTCCTATTAGGTGGTTCAATTGCGGCTTTCGCCGCTGGTGTCGCCGCCCCTACTACCGTCAGCGTTCAGCCCAATGTATCCTTCACATACACCGGCACGAATGGAGCAATCTATGGGTATGAGGTTATGTTCGCTTAACAAATTAAATTCTAATTCACAAGTAAATATGTCCGACCCAACACCTTACATTGCTACGATTAAGCATTTATATTCGGGTTCAATTTCTACGAATACAAATGAAGCAATAAAGGAAATAACTAAGCCAACAGTGTATAGAACTTGGAGTGGAACTTTCGGTGATGGGAATGTCGCATCCTCATTACCCAAAGAAGGTGAATGCCTTCACGGCTCATCTAAATTTTTATGTGTATTTTGTGAGAAGTGGTATGGTGTTAAACCTACCACAGAACCTTCAAAGCCAGATTGTTCGGTGAAAACGGGTCAGCCTTCCAATCCCCCTTTATTTTTGAATGCGACTTCTGAAACACATTCTGCTTCTTTGACGCAGTCCCTTGAGGGGCTTGTTTCGTCTTCTCCAAATGCGACCAAATCAGATGGTCTCCGTATCCCACCCTTCCAAAGAGAACCATCCTTCCATCTTCGTTAGGCATTGCTAATTTATGAACGCCATCTGAAGCGAATCCTAATAGTTTCGCCCCATTACCATACCCGGCATCTCTTGCTTTCTTCTGTGCTTTTTTCAAATACACTGAAGGATTCAATCCAACCTTATTGAGTTGTGCCCTAAATTTAGCGTGTCCGCCACCCTCAAACTGATTCAATCTATGCCCTTGTAGTAAATCATAAGCAGTTCCAGCATACGGCACATACTTAGCGACGGTATTCAACATATCACGCTGGGCTGGACGCACTTCGGGCGTTTTAGTTAAGAAAGGCTTGGCTAAATTATACAGTGGGTCATTTTCAGCAAAAATACGCTCATTCTGAATTTCAGTATTATTGAAGTTCTTGGGCTGTATTGCCGGATTATATGAAACGCCGGACTTAATTAAACCCATTTGTAGAAAACCGTCTAACATAGCACCACCCAATGAATGCCCCGCTCCGTAATATACATATTGAGGCGGTGGATAATTGGATTGAATCATCCGCATCTCTTTCAAATCCTCTTGAAAGCGTTGGCTATTCTCTAATTGATTTACTGCTATTCTGGCATTAGCATCAGTCCAATCTGCTTGTGTTTTAGTTCCACGAATACCAACCAGAATTACATTATCCTTCTTATAAAATTTAATAGTGGGTGTTGAATGAATTAATTCAAATCCAGCAATATTCTGCTGAGGTGGATTTTTATATGATTGCTGTGCTACTTGCTGAAAAACCGTGCGTGGGGGCTTATCACCCGTTCCCGCTGGTTGCTGGGCTTGAACTGGTGCTGGTGTGCCACCAAATGCCTTACGAATTGTCTGAACTGGGTTAGTAAATACATCATACCACGCACCACCACGCAAATCGTTGTCGTGTTTTGGGTTGCCGTCTAAGAAACTATAGACTCGTGCCATCGCCCACTGTTCTTTGGATAGTTTTTTATTCATTGGAGCATTCACATTCTTGACATATGAACCCTTCAAACGGACGGAGGTCGGGTTTGTCTTATACGCCCCAATACCTCTATCATACACCTCTTTTAGTTTCTTAATCGGCACGGCTGAAATCTTAGCCAACTCTCTTAAACTATATGGCTTATCTTCTAATTTGTTTTTCTTTAAGAATTTGAGTCTATGTGTGCCACCTTCAATCGGAAGAGTCATTCTATATACACAGCAGAGAAATTTCAAAATAAAAAGGTAAGTTTTTACAACTACCGCCAAACTCTTTGGCAAAAGTTGTCAAAAGTTGAATTGGATTTTAACCTATTATATAAGGTATAAAAAGATGCCTTCCATCATTAACGATGACAATGCTAATGACGCAATGCTACAAGCGACCTACCCCGAGTTCTATGCCCTCATTAACAACCACCGCTCTTGGATACTATACCAAGAATTCCATCGCTCAATGACGCACGGCTATACTGAGGAGGAGAGCCAACGCCGTCCTACTGATACGATTCTCAAAGAGTATGAGAAGGAGAAGAAGAAGTTGATGAAACTACTTCAGCCTTACAAGAACATATGTAAGCAACCGGGCGTGGTGCTTCATAGGCTTCATTGGGATGCTTGGATGAATCGCAATCGCAACCAGTAGAGAGTGAGAAACTCTTAATATTTTTCATCCTTTCTTGTGAAGGTTGTGAAGGTTGTGAAGGTTGTGAAGCCT